GAGAAGTTCCGCGCAACCGTTCTGGCTGGCGCTGAATTTGGCGGGTGGTCATCGATCGATGGCGGAGAGAATCAAACCAGCCACCTCGGCGCCGACCGCGCGGAAGGAGTACCGGGGTATGGCGTCCGATACCTGGATGCCGACGAGTACATCATCCGGCCCGGGGATGATCTCAAAGGCTCCTGGGCTGAGTACCTCTACCACGTAACGAAGGACGGCGAGATCCGGTGGGCCCCAATTAGCAGCCCCGCATACGCAGATCTCGTTTGGCAGCCGGTGCTCGGATGAAGGTACACACCTTCCCCAATGGGGTGGTCGCCGCTGACTGGCAGATCAGTGGCGACACCCTGTTTGGGCACGCCATTAAGGACGACTGCCACTGCCTCCCTTGGGTTATCACCAAGGAAGACGGGGTGCACATCGTGCACGTGGCGCAGGAGATATCGACATGAACTCGAATGCGCTGGACGAGTACACCATCGGCCGTCACAAGCTGGTAGCGGGGACGGAGGTCTCCCTACACGGCAAACGCGGCCGGTTCCGCTTTCAGTACGCCAGGCATCTAGCCAGTGGGCGTGACGAACTCACATTCGTGGGTGGATCACTGAATGGCATGCATGACCTGTATGTGTCTGCATACCCCGAACGGGTTAAGCGAGTACACCGAATCAACAAGACACTCAACAATATTCATAAGGAGACCAAGAGATGAAGTGCCCAGCATGCAACCGCGAGATCGGACACCACGCGCCCGAGCGTGGTGGCAGGGCCCCACTGGTCATCTGCCCGCGTACCAAGCTACTGGTGGAGCTCAAGAAAAAATGAGCGTAGCCAACAAGAAGGTGAGCGAGCTGCAGCCCGGGGATTACCTACCGGCGTTCGGAACAGTGATCCTGACACGCGTCGCGCAGATAGAGGTGTTGATCACCGGAAAGATCCCCCTCTACCTCAACCCAAACGATGAAGTGGAGGTGTGGGAGTGAACTGCCCAACTCCATACAAGGACTCCTTCGCGTCGATGGGTGAGGCCAGGAAAGTCGTCGAGAGCATGCAACAGCGACGACATCGCGGCCGGAAGCGGAGTGGCACCATCGGCAGTCCGTATCACTGCCAGTGCGGCCAGGTGCATCTGGCATCCACTCGGCGAATCAAGGTACTCCAGCACTAGAGACGAAGGGGATGAGAATTGGGTCGGCACTTAGGTGTCGGCCCCTTTCTTTACCCAAATCGTTAGCTAATCTAATCACATTGGGTGTACGGTACAAAAGACTGCTCTGATATGCTCAGTGACGTGACCAATGCGGCTATCTACCTGCGCCAATCACTTGACCGTACGGGTGAAGGTCTGGCCGTATCCCGGCAGCGCGAGGACTGCCTGGCATTGTGTGAACGCAAGGGTTGGGTGAACCCTGTCGAGTACGTCGACAACGACACCAGCGCCACTAAGGGTCGCCGACCCGCATATCAGAACATGATCGCCGACATCGAGGCCGGAACCATCGACGCCGTGACGGCATGGGACCTTGACCGGCTACACCGGCAACCGCGCGAGCTGGAGGACTTCATCACCCTCTGCGATCAGAAGAAGGTCGCCCTGGCGACGGTGGGCGGTGACACTGACCTCTCCACGGACCAGGGACGACTTACAGCGCGCATCAAGGGCGCGGTCGCACGCAATGAGATTGAGCGCAAGTCAGCGCGCCAGAAACGCGCCCTACTTCAAATAGCCGAGTCCGGAAGGGGTTGGGGTGCACCACAATTCGGATACAACGGCGATCACCACAATCCTGACGTGGTCAAAGATGAAGCACGGGCGATCCGCAAGGCATACAAGGACTACCTAGCGGGGTCCTCCCTCTACTCCATCGCCCAGGCGTGGAACCGAGCCGGATTTCGGACGCGACCCGGTAATGCGTGGACAGGCACCACTGTCCGGCGACTCCTCAACAGCCCACGCAACATGGGACTACGAACATATCGCGGCGAGGTGGTAGGGAAGGGTGATTGGCCAGCCATTGTAGACGAAAGTACTTGGGAAGCTGTGCATTACAAGCTCAGCGAGACGGCGCATACCAATGGTGGTGGAGTGCCGGAGCGCAAGTATCTACTCGGCGGCATCCTGCGGTGTGGCAAGTGTGGTCACGGGCTCGGGTCAGCGAAGAGCTACCGGGCCAAGAGGGTCGACCCCGTGTATAAGTGCAAGAACCCTGTGTGCCACGGTGTCTCGCGGAAGCAGGAGCGGCTGGACCTATGGGTCCGTGATCTCGTGCTTGGCAAGGTCGCGACCATCGATTGGACACGCGGCGCGGTCAGTGACGACAATCCTGCCGACCTACATGCAGAAGCTAGCGCCATTCGCACCCAGATCGATTCCTACGGCCTAGAACTAGCTGAGGGTAATCTCACCGTGGGGCAGGTAAAAATCGCCACAGAACGCCTACAGGGCAAGTTGGATGACATTAAGGCGCGGCTTAGGCAGATCACCCGAACCGACATATTCGAAGACCTCATCGGCGCCGAGGATCAGCTGGAGGTATGGGAGTCGCTGGATATCAACCGTAAGCGCACGCTCATCGAAACGCTATGCAGCGCTATCGTTATCAACCCGCTCGGAGCTTCCGGACACACTGCTGCCAAGCTCCCCATGGGGACCAACATCGACGTTCATTGGAATCAGGCCGGTGATGGCTGAGATCTTCGATACCTGCGCCGACGTGAGGGGTGGGCTGTCGTTAATCAGCCTGTCGAGAAGCGCGCGCTCTTCTGGGGTCCAGGTCATGCCGCGCCCTTTAATGTGTTGATACGGGCCCGCAGCATCGCGGCCTGGTCGTAAAGGTGGTGATCGGCGGGCAGGCGGGGCCCACTATCGATGCTGGACTGCAGCTCAGAAAGCCCTCTCTCCAGAACTCTAAGCTGATCCAAGCGTCCGTTCTCCTCGACCATTCTGGCGTCGGACGCATACCCATTCGCTAGGTCTCGATACCTGTAATACCTGTCCATACGATGCCTGCTAGTGCTGGCCAGTGCATCGTCCGCATCCTTGAATGCCTGATCCGACTTAGTCAGCAGGGTCTCGACCATCCGAGCCGACCTCAAAACCTCATATGCCCAGTGCTTTTCAACGTCAACCATGCGAGGTAGATTGATGGTTGCATGCTTGAGCACCTCATCGGAGTCCAGATTGATCGGTTGGTAGTCGCCGAACTCTGCACCCTCCACGCCGTCCATCAGCTTGGAGTGCTGCGCCAGCGCGCGCATGGAAAGGCAATCCTCAACAGCTCTGTCGAAAATCCTCACAGCGAAACGGTTGACAAAGAGGAATGCGACCGCCAATAGACCTAGCGCCACCCCCGGTATCAGTAGGGCCCATGCGAGTGTCATGTCTTCCACACCAACCCGGGATCGATTTCGCCGTCCTCAATCTTCTGTATCCGCGAGGTGATCTCGTCGAGCGAGACGGGCCTGAAGTCCCATGCATCCACGCCCACGTGTATCTGGTTGATGCGCGGCACTTCCTGATTGCCGCCGCGAGTTAGGATCCACCCCGAGTGTGTGTGGCCGTGGATGATGTAGTGCCCGTGGTCGGGTAGACGCCACTCTGGATAGCGGTCAACCTCGGAATGATCACCCGTGTAAGGGAAATGAGAGATCATCGCGGTGACATGCCCCTCCCTCAGGGGAATTCGAATCTTCGCGGCCAACTGCACGCATTCAAAGGGCGCGGGCTCGTCCGGCTTGTCCTGGCCGAGGTAGATCGACAGCCACTTGTGTGAGTCCCGGTGCAATGGGTGTGTCCCGCAGTGGTTTCCAGGCAGCCCCCTCTTTCGACCGGGGCGCTCCCGTAGCCAGTCCAGGGCCCGAAGCTGCGCAGTCTTAGTGCCGGACGAGATGTCGCCTGCCACCCACACCACGTCGTCGGGCGCCACCATGGCATCCCAGTTGCGAGCCAGTAGCGCGTCGTGGGCGTCGATTTCCGCACCCACATACCGGGGAAGTACCCAGCCGTACGTACGCTCGCGCGCCACCTTCTCGTGACCGATGTGCAAGTCGGAGGTGAACCATACGCGGCTCATTTGATCACCTCGATGTGAGCCGTACGAAACACCCTCGGCTTACTCGCAGCCTCCGTCAATCGCGGCGCCTCATCTTCCCTCGGGTCGTAGATGACAGGCCAAGAATCGGCGCCGTCTTCTATGAGACTGTTGCGCTGAGGCTTTGTAATGTCGAGGTATATGTACTCCCAGCACAGTTCGTTCCTGAAGGCGATGTAACCCCCGTCTGGTCGTCGTGCGATGGTGCCAACAGGGGTACCCTTCGCGGCGGCAATCATACGGTCCACCTCATACAGGCCGACTTCGTCATCAAGGTTGAATGAGAGGCATAATCGCGCGGCCATCGCCTTCCGCACCGCTTCGGTTAGTTCCAGCTTCTCGGTCACCAGCCGAACTCCCTTGGTACATAGACTTGGTTCTGTGGTCGAATGAAATTGGAATCAACTGGCGGCGCATCCGATTCCGTGATGCGGATCAGTAGTCGCCACCCGCGTTCCGTGGCCTGGGTGGCTTGATGGATGTTCCACCAATCCCATGAATGCCAAACAGCCTCTTGCGCAACCAGCTTTGGTAGGTCTTTCATCTCGTCGACCCGGCGCGTCATCTCTGAGTACATCTGCTCGTCTTGATCGTGATCGATCGGCAAATACACGGGGCCCTCGAGAAACTCCGTGGGGCAGTCGTTACCAACATGCAGGGTGTGGTATCGCGGACGGTACCCATCGAGCGCCTGGCCATTCTGCTCGGGCAACGAGGGTGGGCCATCCCCATGCGGCCCATACAGCTTCATGCCGAGGTTTCCGCCGCCCAGCAGGCGAGGCACGCCATCGGTATGCCACCCGGGAATCGCAGGCCACCACCCCGGCATCAACATCGACACCTTAGTGTCCACGAAGACATTTAGTTGGTCACCCACAATTGGCGCAGACTCCAGGAGCTGCCGCAGAAGTGGGCCACCGAAGAGCACCGCGTTCGAGAGACTCGCGCGCCGGAGGTTCGGGGTTGATTCGATCGAGCCGCTGCCATCTGAGTATGCCCGGGGTCCGACGACCACTGGGTCGCGGTTGAACCAGTAGGAGGTCACGAGTACTCCCTCGCGTATGACAGGGCCAAGGCGACACCATCGGCCTTATAGTGCAGTCGAACTGACTCGCCATTATCAGGGTGGTCCTTCGCCATCCCTTTCAGGATGGTGATGGACTGTTCCAGGCGACCGATCAGGTCGGCCATGTGTGCGTCGGTCATGCGAGCACCGCCCTGACAACGACTTTCGCATCATCCCGTGAGTCCCCAGTGGATTGGTCGAGCAGGTGCACGCCCACAGGGCCCTGACGCGGCTGGTATCGACCCGGCCATTCGAAGTACACCAATCCCCCGCCATCGAAGATGACTTCCATGGATCCCTCGCGTACCTGCTCGACATGGCTGTCCGGCCAGCCGAATCGGGCGTGGCTGGCCACGAACATGTTGTACGACTCACGAGCCGCACCGGGGGAAGCTGCCTCATACAGCACTACCTCCCCTGCTTCGCCCCACTCCACGGCCAGCTTCATCAGCATGGTGGACTTGCCCATGCCATGGTCACCAATGACGGTGAGGCGGCGTGTCATAGGAGTTCCCCGCTATTGAGCTCTGCGGTGACCGCCTTGGCTGAACGTCGCCACGCGCTGCGGTCATTCTCGGCCAGTGCCGCGTCCCGCGCGCGCGCGACCATCAAGTCGGACCACGCTATCTTTGCAGCCATGATGGCGGCTTGGCGCAAGTCCATTTCATGGTCGATGAGGTACCTGCTCCTCGCCTCGACCGTGAACCCAAAACACCTGATCGACACCTTAACTCGATCGAGCCTCGGTCTGTCAGTGTCCGGCTGATAACGCACCTTCCAGCGATACCCCTTCGGGAGTCTCGGGAAGTCGCTGACATCGGTTGCGCTCACTTCTTCACCTTCCGGACGCCGTAGTTCTGGCCGCGCTTACAGGCCTCCCAAGTGCCCGACAGCACAGTGTCTTTCAGCAGGTTCACAATGTCCGCGACGAAGAGGGGGTATGTCTTCCCGGTCTTACTGTCCTGCAGGAGGATTCGCTTGGCAGACCGTCCGGTCTCCATGCCAATCACGCGCATATCAGCTTCAAAGGGCTCGACGGCCTTCATACCGCCCGACCTCCAGTACCCGGGATAGGAGACCATGTTTCCGTCCTGATCGAACGGTGCCTCTTTACTCACCCGCGTGC